CTTCTGCTGTACCAAATCTTAAAGCATCAGCAGTGTGGTCGTATGTTACAAAACCTTGAAAATCATCGCCTGATGTATTTGTATCAGTAAAATGTATGCCTGATGCAGCACCTGAACCTGCAAAAATAGATATAATTTCTGTATCTGCACCATCACCTACAGTTAGCTTTTGTTGTGGCGATGAGTTTCCAATTCCAACGTTGCCAACAGTTGCACCAAAACTCATAATAGTTTGTGCAGCACCACCTGCTCTATTGTATTTAAAATCTACCCTGCCATTTTCACCATCATTAACTAAATCAAATACTTGTAATTGATTAGAGCCATTTGCACCTCTCATTTTAAGTGTGCTTTTTAAATCAGCAGATGTTGTAGCTTTACCTATACAAATATCACCATCTACTTGTAGTTTATTAGCTTGATTCGTTAATCCAATCCCAACATTCTCACTACTATCAATAGTTATAGCTGTAGAAGTAGCATTATCATCAATACCTGTTGAAGTAAAACCTGTAAGAGTTCCAACACTTGTAATATTAGGTTGAGCTGCTGTAGCAAGTGTACCTGTAATAGATGTACTTGCTGACAAGGTTGTGAATGATCCTGCTGCTGCTGTAGTACCACCAATGACAGAGCTATCTATAACTGCTCCGTCTAGGTTCATAGCTACTGAAGTACCAGTAGCGCTAAATAAACCATCAACAGTATCAAGGTCAGCGTTTAGCTTTGTACCCCAAGTATCAGTAGATGCTCCTACTTCTGGTTTAGTTAAGTTTAAATTCGTTGTAAATGTATCTGCCATAAAATTTTATCCTTTAAGCTGCGTCTTGTTCGCCTAATGTTGTCCATGATGTATCTGGGTTTGCTTGGTCAGTCCAAGTTTCATCTGCTACTATCTGATCGGTCCAAGTCTCACCAGGAACAATTATATCATTCCATTTTAGACCACCAACTGCATTAAATCCACTTGTTTGTGCAATTACAGATACGCCTGTTCTAATAAGTCCACCTGTTGCATCAAATCCGCTAGTTTCTGCAAATGTTCCTTCACCAACTACAGTAAATCTACCTGTAGCTGTCATACCTGATATGGCTGGTCCTATAACTACACCACGGTCTATTTGTGTACCTGTGGCTATTACATTAGAAGTTGCAGTTATAGTTGCAGATCCTAAGTCTATTTGTATACCAACAGCTGTAAATCCAGATGTTCCTGCTATAGTTGCAACACCTCTATCAATTTGTGTACCAGATGCTGTAACGCTAGATACTGCACCAATAACCGCTTGTCCGCGATCTATTTGTCTACCTGTTGCTGTTGCAGAAGATACTGCTGATATGGTTGATGCACCAACAATAACAAATCTACCATCCGCTGTTGCAGATGATGTTTGTGCTATTGTGGATGCGCCAAAATGATATACAGGAGTTCCGTAATTGGACTTTCCGTATGTGTATAAGCCATAGCCTACTGAGGCCATGGTATTAAGCTAATGTTATATCTAAATCGCCAGCGTCAAATCTAAATACATCGCCTGAACTTACAGTTTTAGAAGCTGTTAAGTTTGCATAAGCCATTAGATTACCGCTTGATGAAGCATCAAATATACCTACTGCAACCACAGTTCCATAGTCTGCTGTAGCTGTTGGATATTCAACCGCAGCTGAGTTAGTTGCTGTGGTGGGGTCTGTACCAGATACGGTAAATGCAGCAGTTTGTCTTGCATAAGAACCGCCAGTTACTTCGGTACCACCACCTGTATCTGTAGGTGCTACAGTATATAAAGCAACATATAATGTTCCTGGTGCTGTATAAGCATTACCACCAAATACATGGTCTAATACTTTATCTTCTAAGTAATCACTAAATCCAGCCATATTGTCTCCTAATTATTATTCCAATAATAAATGTTTTTACCAGACTTGCCATAAGTTCTTCTTCTTTGCATTAGAGATCCTTTGCCAAACTCTGCTTTCTCTTGTTCCATTCTCATCTCTTCTAATGCCTTTTCAAATTGTGCTGTAAATAACGGCACTCTTTCATCTTCCATTAGATAGATAGAAGCATGTTTTAAAGCACCATATAGATAAGCATCTGGATATCCTGTGGATATAAAGTTCGTTGTATTAGAACTGCTTAAAGCATCTATAGTGCCATAGTATGTTAATTGTAGCGTATAACTTGCATCAGGGGTAGGTGCTAACTCTAATGAATTATCTACAATCGCATAATAAATTGGTTGACCAGTAACATTATTATTAGCTTTTCTATATACATCTAATGATTCTAAAGACTGTTGAAACAATGGTCTGAAGTCGTTTGATGTTATTTCTACATTAATAGCTTCTAACCAATCTGTTGGTAAGCTCATGTATTGTCCATCTGCTGTAGCAGTTGCACGCTTTACCATGTCTTTGTTTCTTAATCTTCTGTTAAATTCTGATTCTGTTGCATCTATAAAAAAGTCTAACTGGTCGGTTAAGTCAGATCTGTTCAAGAAATTTGCAATATTAGTTTTTAATTCATCGTATGTCATACTTTACCTTTCCATGTTCTAAATGGTTTGTTATCTGAATGGTTTAGCCATTTCTTCCATTGCGCAGAATCTTGCGCCCATCCTTCTCGGACTGCTCTTTGATATACTACCATAGGTATTTCTGCCACATGGCGAAAATCTTTACCAGGTGTATATTCAGATAGATTTTTTACATAATCTAAAGTTGGCTGTATATCCTGCTTTGTGTGATAAACAACTTTATCATCTTCTGTTGCGAATACAGACTTATAACCTTTCTTATGATCTATTAATGTTGTCTTTGCCATGTGTAGATTTTAGCACAAAAAAAAGGGATGCCGAAACATCCCTTTAAGCTAATTGACTAAACTTATGATTCGTTTAAGTCAGCAACGATTCCGTGAGCAGCTTCGTTAGATACTTCTAACCCGTACTCAACAACAATCATTTTTGTTTCAGCATCGCCTATTGTAGCAATATCAACAGTTTTAAAGTCTCTTAGATAAGACACTTTAGCAAACTCTGGATCTACCAATAATAATGATGCTTCTCTTGATCTGTTTGATGGAACGATTTTTAGTTCACCAAAGTCAGATGAGTAAACAGATACTGAAGCTTCTACAGTATTTGCATCAATCATTTGTCTAGCCTGAGTTCTACCTGTGAAAGTAGATATTACTTGCTTGTTGTGTGGACCACATATAGCCATTGAAGGCTCAGCTCCGTTACCAAACATAGTTTGCAAAACACCTTTTAAAAGGTCTTCTGTTAAGTCTCTGTCTGTTCCGTCAACTGGAGCAGCACCACCACCAGCACCTGAACCACCAGAACCTCTGGATACGTTAGATGTTAGCCATGATTCAAAACCACCAGTTACCCTAGCTGTTGTAGCGTCACCAGTTGTTTTAGCACCGTTTTGACATAAAGCTTCTTCCATGTCTCTTTTCAATGCTTTAGCCATAATAGCTAATTGATGAGCCATTTCTGATCTTTTGCCAGCTGGGTCTGAAGCGTCTTGAGAACCAGTTACAGTTGCATCTCTTTTTGAGATCATTGCAACGTTACTTACTCTAGTTGTCGCTGTAGCAGTAGATCTTGATAGTTCAAAACCTTCTAGCTGTCCAGCAGCACTTGGAGTAGGTAAGACTTCTGTCTGCCAATCAAACACTACGTTTTTAATATTTCTTTTTCCGATTGATGACATAAACGGAGTTTGCATTGGAGAGATGTTGTAAATAATATTACTTAAATCTTCTCTGTCAGCTGTTGCCGAATATGTGTCAAATGCGTTAGTTACCTTTGCCATTTTTATATTCCTTTATAAAATTAAATTAATTGTTCAAAAACTTTAGCTGCGTCTTGGACTTTTCCAGACTTAGCTAACCTTTGTTTTGCTTTCTTCACAGGTGCTGCCGATTTAGGTCGGTTAGTAGTTCCAGGTCTAGCCACTCTTGCTGGTGCTTTTTGTGTTGGTTTTTTCTTTGTGGCTTCAACTGTTTTAGAGTTTAACCAAGCATTTCTTAAACCAAGCAAAGCACGATAATCATAAACCTGTTGTATCTCTTCAGGTGTATAACCTAAAGTATTTACAGCATATTCACTAATAGCAGCCTTTTCTTTTAACGCAACCTCTTGGTTTTGCCATTCAGGGATTATTTCAAGAAGCTTTTGATTGCCGTATTCAACAAATTGTTGAATTTGTGTTTGCTGTTTAACCAAAGCCTCTTGTTGAAGCCTTTGTTGTTCAGCACTTACAGCACTAAGCTTTTCTTTCTTTTCATCCCAAAGCTGTTTTTCGCGAACATACCCAACAGGATCATCTTCGTACAAAGTGTTCCAGTCTGGTTCGTTAGCCAGTTCGCCCTTTAATTGAGCTTCCATCTTCGGTAAC